CTATCAAATCAAATATAATCCCAAAACAGGAAAAGTAGAATCAAATGAATATCGTGTACTTGGTGGCGATGATAAATGCGGGATAGCACTTGCATTAGCTACTGCATTTACAATGCAAAAAACTCCAATGAAAATATTGTTCACAGTTGGAGAAGAAAGTGGTTGCAAAGGTATACAACATTTTTGCAAAAACAACTCTGATTGGTTCAAAGACGTAAAATATTCAATAACAATAGATAGACGCGGAGATAATGATTTATTGCAATGGTCAGCAGGGAAAAAAAATTGTTCAAAAAAATTCGCTGCTCAACTTGCATTTCACGGAATTAATGCCGGAATACCAATAAAAGTAGATAATGGAACAATAGCAGATGTAATACATATACGTGACTATGTTCAAGAAACTGTTAATATATCTGCTGGTTATCATAACCCACACTCTACAACAGAATATATCGATTTTTTTGCAATGTGTAATATACTTGTGTGGTTGCAGTATATTATAAAATATGTAAAAGTGTAGGTGAGCATATTGGATAAAATAAAGGAAAAAAAAATTGGTGAATTTGTTAAGTCAATTAAATAACATTTGACATTTTAACTAATGTATGGTATAATATATATAATAGGACAAGCTTTAGAGGTGATATAATGAAAACAACAAAACAAAACATAAAAAAAACAAATACCATGCGTTTAGTTGAAAGAGTGTTTGAAAAACCAATCGAAGAATTGCTTAAACAATGGTATCTTGATGAAAAAAAATCAATAGCTGAAATATCAGAAATTTCTGAAGTGTCAACGTGTACAATACAAAAATGGCTGGTATTGTTTGAAGTACCACGTAGACATTTAACATTTATGTAGAAAGGAGATAATTAAATGTCAAAAATAACATATAAAAACGAAACTGACAATTCAAAAATGTTAGGTGGATTTGTAAATCAACATAAGTATATGAAAGAATTTGTGCAGCCTGGTGATATGTTATTTGATGAAAAAGAAAAAAGAATAATAATATTTGCTAAAATTTCTGACCAATCACCGTTTATGTATTTAATAGACATAACGAATAAATGTTTTTACAGTCAAGATATAGTTGCAAAAACATACAATTTGCGTAAGGATATGGTAAAAAATTATCAATTAGAACATTTTACATATATACCAGTTAATCAAATTGAAAGTTTAAATATAGATGTTAACATGAAATAAGCAAGAGATTATTCAAAACAAAAAACTTTATTTTTTTTGAATTTAATCAATCTAATATAATAAAGTTGATTAAATCAATAATGGCATGTTTGCCTCCTTCGAAGTGGTTATCTGCGACCAGATTGTAATAGTATATGCAATACACATATACCCCACTTACACACGCGATTAGTTCAGATGGAAGAACACAGGACTTTGACTCCTGATGTCGGTAGTTCAAATCCATCATCGCGTGCCAAACATGGTGAGTTGTCCAAATGGTAAGGAAACTGTCTGCAAAACAGTTATTATTCGTTGGTTCGATTCCAACACTCACCTCCAAACACGCACCGATAGTCCAATAAGAGACGGCTCGACAAGAGACGCAATGTGTTGGTTCAAATCCAACTCGGTGCAACAAATATCGCCCAATCGTCTAATGGTTAGGACGTTCGCCTTTCCAGCGAGAAATATGTGTTCGAATCACATTTGGGTGACCAAATCTATATTAGAAAGAGAGTGATATAAGTGCCAGAAACAATGACACTTAAAGAATATCAAGAACAATATTTAAAACCATTATGTATTGGTGCAATGTTATATGTAACAGATAAAATACATAACACAAAACATATTGCAATATTGGCAGCAATACCTAATAATGATTTTGTGCGGAAATACGGTCTTGTTTGTATAGATGATGGATGTTATTGGAGAAGTACAATAACAGAACATCAACCAACAATATGTGAATTACAAAAAAAAATGAAAAATATTTATAAAATTGAATTAATATATGACAACACAATTAAAGATGCGCTTCATAAAATACTTGGCATAAACAGCAAATAGTTGTATGCATATAAAATATATATTTTGAAAGGGGAAATAAAATGTTCAAATTTAATCTCAATGTACAAAAAGAATCACCAAGAGACAAACAGATGGCAATGACAGTTAAAAAAGGTGACATGTTTGTTGCCCAAAAAAGTAATAGAATTTTTGTAATCGCTTTATCTCCAAAAGGTACAAAAACATACCTTGTTGAAGTAAGCAATCTCGAAATTGTACAAGAGGTAAATCCTGTAAAAAGAAGTGTTGCTGTTCAGCAACTTATGCTTGATTACGGAGTAGGCGATTACATCGCGGTTGAAGACATCAAAGACTACGAGGTGGCATTAACGCTTAGACTGAAGTAAACAACCAGAAATCATTCAAATAAAAAACTTTATTTTTATGCAATTCAAAATCCAAATAACAAAAAAAAGGAGAGATTGTAAATGAAATTTACTCTTAACGTTAAGAAATCAGACCCAGTTCTTGATGCAGCTATCCAAGCTGGTGATATGTTCGTACAGAACAAAGAAGCAGACGATAGGAAGATATATATAGCTGCCGAAATCCTTGGCGATATCAAGCTTATTAATATCAACAACGGTCAGACTTATAACAAGGATGGATACGCTGGTTTGTCAAGGAGAACTGTTCTTGACACAATATCAAGTCACTTTTACAAATACAGTTGGACATTCATCCCTGTCGAAAAGATAGTGACCAAAAATGTTGATATTGTTATAAAGGACTAACGAAAGGAGGCTTAAATAATGCCTAACCCTATAATTCAACAGAATATTGACGCTATTCAAGCTGAAATAAGTGCTTCCGAAACATCCATAGAAACACACAAAGCGGCAATATCAGATGAAAAAGACAAAATCAAAAAATTAAACAAAGCGCTTCTTGCATTGCAAGAAATAGATAATTAATTATGATTGCGCTTTCCGTATAAAAAAATCGCATAAATGCGTGTTACGGGAAGCGCATATCATAGTTTATCTTGGAGAAATTCATGAATAAAATATTTATTTACGACGATTTGTTAATTAAAAATATCTATCAAAAACTTAATATAAATCCAACAAATGAAATATTGGCTGAAACAACAGGTAAACTATATATGATTAACAAAATACCTGTTATGCTTATGCCAAATGATATATCACCAATGCGCGGAAATCGTCGTGTAATAGGTGCGATATATACATTCCATAAACAGGATATGACAAAAGTGTTAGACACACTTGATTCGTACAAATTATGTTCGATGTCACGCATAAATATGCGCAATCCGATGGATTTAACATATCGCACCATAATACAAGTATATCCAATTGTTTTCAATAATATTCATGAATTATTAAATTTTCGGTATAAATATCTTGAAACAGTTACTTGTTATGCTTATATTGGTAATACACAAAATAAAAGGATTTTGAATTGCATATTAAAAGACAGACATAAAAAACTGTCTGATGGTTGTTATAAACAAGGACTTCAAGATATTTTAAACCGTTTAAATATATAAGAAGGTGTTAAATGAAAATAACAATAAATATACAACAATACAGAGAATTAACCGTTCTACTTGTAACATTAAATATAACAGAAGGTATTTTATTGTATTGGAATAATGAATTAGAAGCTATAAATAAACAAGGTATAAAACTTAGCAAACCAACAATAAAAATGTTAAGACAGTTTATTGAAGCTTTAACTGATTCATTATCAAAACAAAAAGAAAGATATAGTGCAATAATAGAGCAAATTGCCAAAGATTGTAATTATAATTTTGATGATAACACACTCATCAAGTTATCAAATGATGAATTGGCAATCGAACCAATACAAGAAACGGAAATAAAGGAGAATGATAACAATGGGATGGAATGATGTAACATCAAAATCCAAAGACAAAGACAATACGAATAAAAAAACTAAATACAATAAACTTACAACAGGAAAAACACACACAATACGCATACTTGACGCAGAACCATTCAGCAGATACTCGCACTGGATACAAGCCGCTAATAATGGGAGAGGCGTATCTGTTGATTGCCCTGGTGCTGGATGTCCAATATGCGCCGACATTAAAGAAAAGAAAAAAACTGGTGGGAAACAAGTATATAGCAGCAGAAAACTTCATGCTATCAACATACTGAACAGAGAAACTGGCGAAGTCGAAATTATCGACAAAGGCAAGGGATTATTTGAAGCACTAGAGGGTTTGTTGGTTGAGGTAGGAGATTTAAGAAAATATGATGTTAAAATAAGAGTAATTGGCGAAGGTAATGAAATAAGTTATACTCCTATTGCATTGCCGCCCAAACCACTTACTGAAGCTGAAAAAGCATTAACTAAATATGATTTGAAAAATATAACGCTTAAACCAACACCAGAACAACTTCAGATGTTGATGAATGGTGCTGCATTGACGGATGTATTTGGTAATAATAATGCAGAAAATACTGACAATGAATCACAAGACAAACCATCAGTAGATTTTACTTCCTAATATATTCTATACGTTGATTGATTTCAACGTATAGATGTTGTGATGTATTGACCATGCCGCACAACATTTTCGCTACGGCGACTAATCTTCTCATATGGTTTACCTCCCTATAATTTTTTGCGTATATAGTATGTTAATTGTACTATATACGCCGTCTTCTTTTTTTTTATCATATTAATAATTGAAAGGAATGATATCAATGCCAATTAAAATTGAATATGCATTGTATAAAGCAATAAAAACACTCCCATATCGCGCAAATGAAAACATCAATTGGTATACTAAAAACAATACATATATAGCTTCTTATGTTGATGGTAATATAATAGGTTTTAATTTAAAGTTAAATAAAGAACTTTTTGAATTACACAAATATAGAATTAAAAACAGAGAGATTTTTAGTGGAATTTTTACTTACAAAGAATTTCCAAACCAACAATTTTATCAATTTATTAAAAATGATTTTGAAAAAATACGTGAAATGAATATGACACTTGCAGAATATCAAAACTTATGTTTAAATAAAGAAGGTGCATAATATGAAAGTTATATATATTGGCAATCAGGATTGGGATATAAAACATGGTAACGTATATGAAGTCAAACGATGGATTATTGATTGGGATGGAACAAAAGCATATATTATATATGATGATGTTAAGGAAAAACGTATATTGGATAGAAGTAACTTCATAAGTGTAAAAACAACATTAAAAAAATATTTGAAAATGGTTGTTTGAATAAATACATTGAATAAATACAATTGAAGAATTTATACAAAAAAGGAGGGAACAAATTGAGCAAAGAACTAAACAAGACTGCTGGTGAAATTGCTAAAACTTTTTTTTATCTTACAGAACGTAGAGCAACACCAGCAACATTCACACAAACACTTGGACAAGCACGTACGTTGCTAAAAGCTGGTTTTAATAAATTTGAAATAATAGAAGGTATAAAATATTGTGTAAAAAATCCACCACCTAAAGGATTTAATTCGCTTGGTTGGTTATCATATACACTCGAAGATATATTAAAAAAACTTAAAATTAAACATATAAAAGAAGAAATGAATAAAATGATTGATACACCATCGGAGGTCAATGTAAATGACGAACGAACAAATGAAAATAGAAGAAGTGATAGTGAATCCCGCAAGCGAACGGGTATTGATAGCAAATTGTTTGAATAACCCTGATACAATTATAGAATGTGAAAGCGAAGGATTACTTCCAAAACATTTTGCTATAAAAGCAAATGAAGTACTTTATATGGGTATTATATACCTATTTTCAAAAAATGTAAAAATAGATGCTTTAAGTTTATATAATGTAATAAAAGATGAAAAAGCTAAGAAAATAGTAGACGACTTTGGTGGTCTTGAATATATAATGTTATTACAACAGTCACCACGCACAGAAAACATCAAAATGTTTATACATGATGTCATAAAATATTATTTACGTCGCGTAATATATAATACTTGTGACAATATACAAACACGTATGATGTCGGATAATAAATCAGATACAGATGAAATACTTGGTTATACTAATCAGGAAGTAACTAATATAATACTTGAACATACAAAAGCTGATGAGGTATATAAAATGGGTGACAAAGTATCTGAAAGATTACAACAAAGAGTAGAACATCCAAATGAACTGCCTGGAATTGAAGTTGGTTGGGCAAAATATGATAGAGTAACAAAAGGTGCAAAACCTGGTGATTTTATTGTTGTATGTGCTGAAAGCAAAACGGGTAAATCAGTAACTCTTTTGAATTGGGCGAAACATATAACAATCAATAATAAACTTCCTATACTTTGGATTGACACAGAACAAGGTGAAGAAGAACAAGAATTAAGATTGCTTTCTGTATTGTCTCAAATACCTGAAGACGAAATAGATATGGGTTTATTTACAATTGACACAATGTATGGAGAAGCAACAGATAAAATAAAACGATTACAAGAAGCACAAAAAATAATGAAAGAAAGCGAATTTTATTTTGTTTATATGCCAGATTTTACTCTTGAAAAAGTTACAGCATTAACAAGAAAATTTCAATTAAAATATGGTATAGTTGCATTGTTTTTTGATTATTTAAAATTAAATTCTACAATGGGAGCGTCAACAAAAGGAGATTTAAGAAGCGATGAAAAACTTACTTTCTTTGCAAGCGGACTTAAAGAAATGGCTGGAATACTTCACATTCCGATATTTACTGCAAACAATGAAAACAGAACCAATTGGGGAAGTACTGAAAAAGACGCAAGAAGTATCGGAGGAAGTCTTGGAATATTGCAATTAGCTACTAAATTATGTTTCCTTAGAAATTTTAGTGATGAAGAACTTGCTATGCATAGTGGAAAAGCAAATCAGAAATTTCTTATCAAATATCAAAGACACGGACAAAGTGATGTAGAAATAGATATATTGTTTGATAAAATAAGAATAACGCAAAAGGAGGTTTGACTATGAAATTTTGGACGGGAATGTTTTGTTTTATATTTGGTAGTATAATGGCTGCTTATATATTGTTATATATATATCATTACAAAAGGTTTAACAATTTCAATAAAAATATATTTGCATATGCAATATTTGCAGGATATTTACTTCTTGCGCTTCTTGGAATATTCATAACAATAATATAAGAGGTGTTTTAAATGCCAAACAATGCAGTAGAATATTTGAAAAATAACATAGATTTCATCGAACTGCTTAAATTGTATGGCGTTGATGAATTTCACGGCACAGAAAAAATACGTTGTAAATGTCCTTTACATGGAAGCAACAATCCAACATCATTTATATATGATACACAACGTAAACTATGGTATTGTCATTCTGGATGTTTTCGTGGAGGCGATTTATTTGATTTTATAATGATTAAAGAAAATATGTCGTTTGCGCAATCAGTCAATTATATCGCTAAACTTTTTACAATTGATATTTCTAATATGTCAATAGATATGCGAACTGTTAACTATATACAAGAAACACGAAAATGGATACGTCAAATGGTTAAACATACAAGTATCGACGAAATCAAACCGTATGATATATCTGTATTGGGAAAACTTTACAATCTTAACAATTATCGTAATTTTACCAAAGAAACACTAAGTTACTTTAATGTAAAGTATTGCACAAATGCCACTATTTATGATATAATAAACAATAGAGAAATACAAATACAAGAACGTATTATAGTTCCTATATATCACAATAATGCACTTATAGGTGTTACAATGCGTAGTACACGTCAAAACGAACCTAAATGGTTACATCAACCAAGTGGAATATATATGGGAAATTATGTATATAACGAACAAAATATTGTATTGGACAAACCGTTGATGATAACTGAAGGATGTGGAGACGTCTGGAATGCTTATCAAAACGGTTATTCGAATGTAATTGCAATGTTTGGCGCACATATGACAGAAATGCAAGAAACAATATTGCTATCTAAAACATATAATATATTACTTGCATTAGACCCTGATTATGCGGGTATTAAAGCAATGCAAAACATATATGAACGGTTGCGTTTTAAAATGAACATAGAGTTTCTAAATGTTCCAATTGGAAATGATGTTGGTGATTTAAACAAAGAAAAAACCAAATCTCTTTTAAATAATATCTTAACATATAAAGATTGGAGTCAATTTGAATATGTTGATGATATAATAAATAAAAATATAAGTATGAAAGATTGGGATTGCAAATGGAAGAAAACAGTTCAATAACATTATCACAAATTGTGAAAACAGAAGAAAGAAACCGAAGAAGAAGCATTAAATAAAGTATATACAATAGATTCATCTTACATAATAGATAAAAACGTAAGTTTTGAAGTAAAGGAGGAATAAAATGGATTTAAAAATGATAGTGTTGAATGAAAAATGTACTCCAACAAGAGCATATGAAGGCGATGCAGGAATTGATTTGTATGCAAACACAAACAAACTTATTTCAATAGGACAACACCAAACTGTATTAATACCTCTTGGAATATGTTTAGAAATACCTTATGGTAATGTAGGATTATTACTTCCAAGAAGTTCAATTTCAAAAAGTGGTTTGATAATACAAGGAGTTATTGATGCAGGATATAGGAATGAAATAAAGGCTTTAATACATAATATAACAGAAGTGCCTTATCATATTCAACCACACGAAAAAATAGCTCAAATATTAATTGTACCAATAACCCCAATCAAAACATTTCAATTCGTTGATAAATTAAACGAATCAGAAAGAGGTGAAAAAGGTTTTGGAAGTAGCGGTAAATAGGAGGTGATATAATGATTGACAAAAATATAAGAAACGAATTATTAACAATATTAAAAAAAGTTATAGATTGTGATTGTGTTCAAAAACGTTTTTATTCAATTGAAGAAGACCCCTCTGAATCATTGCAACAATGCAGAACATGTATGATGCAAGGCTTTGAATGGTTTGCTCCAGATATATGTTATAAAATATTCACTTTGTTTTCGGAATTTAAACAAGTTAACAACAAAACATTTGAAGATTTTATTGAAGAAAAAAGAAAATACCAAAAACAATGTTTGGAGGAAAAATCAAATTGGATTAGAACCATCCAACATTCGTTCCCAACAGAAATAACTGGTATTAATACAATAGCAACTGGAGAACAAACAATAACGAATACTGATATTCATCCTGATGATATGGCATATTTTCAAACTCAAACAGTAAACAATTGGCAAGAAAGATTCCATGCTAGTACAAGAGCGAGAGCGCAAACGGTTGCTCCAAGAAACAACAACGAAAATCAAAATGAGCGTTAATACGCTGGAGTGATATTTTGAGATTTACAAAATCAACTTATGAAGGGAATGATGAAACACTACATATACTTCCTACAGCTTGTTGGCACGTGGGACATATTAATTGTAAATATGACATTATTGAAAATTGGACTAAAAAACTCGACTATAATCATAGAGGTTTATTGCTAGGTGACCTTGCAGAAGTAGCAACCAAAAAAAGTATTGGTGCTGGTTTATTTGAAACAAATATGACACCAAAAAAACAAAGAGATTATATAATTAATATGTTAGAAGATAAAGCTGAATTTATAGACGGAGCATTAATAGGTAATCACGAACAACGCATAAAAAATGATACGTCTATTGATTTGATGGAAGATGTATGTAATAGATTAAAAATACCATATTTGGGTTACCAAGGTTTTGTAAAATATGCATGGAATGGAGTTGGATATATTATAAACCTTTGGCATGGGACAGGCTTAGGTACATCTGCTGAAATAGCTATTAGACAAGCAGAACAAATGTCTACACGTAATTTTGCTGATGTATATTTACTTGCTCACCACCATAAAAAACTAAAATCAGATAGGATATATTCAGTTCCAGACCCACGTAATATGACAATTCAAAAAATAGAACAACATTTTGTCGTATGTGGCAGCGCATTAGATTATGATGAAGGATACGCTGATATGAATGGATTACAAAGCAGATTACTTGGTTTTCCTGAAATATCATTACGCGGAATAAAAAACAAAAACAAACATATAGAAGTTACTCTATAGAAAGGAGGCAAGTATGTCATTTAACTATGATAGTTATGACAGACGTTTAAATAATTTATTTGAAGAAATAGTAAGTGATTATAACGACCTTGAAGAAAAATATAATGATTTATTGGCTGATTATGAAACAATACGCGATGAAGTAGATAATTGGCGAAATGATTATATGGAACTTGAAGAAAAATATAATAAAATAATAAACCAATTAACACTTGAACAATACACACGATTATTTAGTTAATTTTGGAGGGATTTCAATGATAGAAGGTGTAGGCAAAGACGCACCTACAATTGTTAACGAAAAAGGTGGTAAACAATCATCAATGCCATATAGTTTTTCATCTTTAGACCCATTGTCAATGTTTGCTATGACAAAAGTTTTAAAAGAAGGCAGAAATAAATATGGTGATGATGAAAACTGGCGCAATATACCAGTTGAAGAACACTTAAACCATGCAATGATGCATATAATGGCTTACAGAGCTGGCGATACATCAGATGAACATTTAGCTCATTTAATGTGCAGAGCAATGTTCGCTTGTGCAGTTTATATAACAGATATGAAAAATCATAACACTGAAATATTCGACCCAAGAGATTAATAACATAAAAAACTTTATTTTTTTGAATTTAATATTTAAGCTATTTATAGCAAGGAAGGTGCAATATGTTTATACATTGCCATGTACACACTGAATATAGCGCATTAGATGGCATGGGACATATATCTGAATTAGTTGCGAGAGCAAAAGAGCTTAATCAACCAGCTATCGCTATAACAGACCATGCCAATATGTACGGAATTTATGAATTATACAAAGAATGTAAAAAGCAAAATATACAACCTATCTATGGAATAGAATTTTATCACATGGTAGATGGAGACGAAACAAGATATCACCTTATTGCATTGGCAAAGTCAATGAAAGGATTGCGCACGTTATATCGTTTACATGCCAAAGCGCATAAAAATAAAATTGAAGGTTCATTTGGGAGAGAATATCCAATTATAACATATAACGATTTGTTTGATGACCATGAAGATATAATTATAACTACAGCATGTATTGGTGGACACATACCGCAGTTACTACGACAAAACAGAATAAAAGAAGCACACACAGTAACTATGTCATTAATACATATGTTAGCTGATGATTTTTATTTTGAAATACAATCAAATACATTAACAGAGCAAGCATTTGTTAATAACGAATTAATTTCATTAAGTAAAATATATGGTGTTAAAGTTATAGCTACGGCAGACACTCATTATGTTTATAAAGAAGATGCAAGTGTACATGAAATGCTTTTGTGCATACAATCTGGTAAAAAAATGAAAGACGAAAAACGTTTCAAATTTCCTTCAGATGATTTTTGGTTAAAATCAGAAAAAGAAATGCTTGAAGATATTGACTATTTACCTAATGCTCAACAATATCTTGACAATACAATAGAAATAATGGAAAAATGTAACTTTGATTTTGAACTTCCAAAAACAGAAGAATGTTTACCAAAATTCTCAGAAGATGAAAACCTTTTATTACGTCAATCGTGTAATGAAGGATGGAAAAATAAAGTAAAAGATAATTACAAAACAAGACAAGAACGTACAAAATACGAACTTGAAGTAATCGAAAAAAAAGGATATAGTGGTTACTTTAATATCGTGTCCGAATACGTTACATGGGCTAAGAATAACGGAATAATTGTTGGTGGAGGACGTGGAAGTATATGTGGAAGTCATGTTGCTTGGCTAACTAACATAACATCAATAGACCCGTTACCACAAGGTTTGTTGTTTGAACGTTTCTTAAATCCTGAACGTATGAGTTCACCTGATGCTGATATAGATTTTAACGATAGGGATAAAGTGGTTCAACATCTTAAAGAACGCTGGGGATGGAAAAATGTATCATCAATAATAGCACATGGAACACTTACAGCAAAAGCTGTTATACGCAAAATACTTTCCATACATGATTTTACATCAGCACAGATAAATGAGATAAGCAAATCGTTACCCAAAAAACTAAACTTAACTCTTACAGATTGTGAAGCGTCAGATACATTTACAAAATATAAACGTCAATATCCAGATTTATTCAATGCAATGTATAGGCTTGAAAATGTTATAGACCATTCATCAACACATGCTGCTGGGATACTTATTACACCAAAAGAAGTTGAATATTTTGTTCCATGTGGCTATGATAAAGAAAACGATATATTAATATCTGGATTCGACAAATACATGCTTGAAGAAATCGGATTATATAAATTTGATATACTAAAACTTGAAACACTTAATACGATAAATGATACATTACAAATGATAAAAAAATTTGAAAATATAAATATTGATTTAGAAGAAATAGATTATGAAGACCATAAAATATATAATGAATTATGCAAAGGCAATGTATTTGGAGTGTTTCAACTTGAATCGCAACAAGATTTGACCATAAAACTGCAACCAAAATGTTTTGAAGACCTTATATTATTAAATACATTAATACGACCTGGAGTTGGAGATATAAATGAATATATCGCCAGACGAAACGGAAAACCTTATGACACATATAACGATGCGGAAGATAATTATATGAAACAATCACTGTACACCATCGCTTATCAAGAACAAATTATGTTACGCGTTCATACACTTGCTGGCTGGTCGCTTGGTAAAGGAGATAGTTTACGTAAAATAAAAAAAATAAAAGAAAACAAAGATTTATTTAAAGAATTTATTCATGGTGCTGTTGAACGCGGTTTAACTTTTGAAAAAGCTGTACAAGCATGGAAAGAAATTACTGATGCTCTTGATGGTGGTTATACATTTAATAAATCACATTCAGCCTCATATGCTAAGATAGCATTTCAAACCGCTTGGCTAAAATATTATTATACAAAATATTTCATGTGCGCATTAATGACAGCAGAACGCACAGATAATGCTAAAATAGCAGAACGTGTTAATCAATGCAAACAACTTGGAATACCAATACTTCCTCCTGACATTAACAAGTCAGATATAACATATAAATGTGAAGAAGAAGGAATTCGATTTGCTATAAATACAATAAAAGGAGTTGGTGAAAATGCTTTACTTAACCTAAATACTCTTGGCAGAATTGCCTCTGTTAGTGATTTGTATCATAGGAGTAATCTTAGGATTATTGATAAGTCGGTTATAACTGCATTAATATGTGCTGGTTGTTTTGATTTTCAAAACAAAAACAGATATGCATTACTAAAAGAATATTATGAATTACGTGGAGATAAGAAAATAGCACAGGCATATGAAAACATGCAAACAACACCTGAAGATATTATGCGCTTTGAAAAACAGTATCTTGAATTATATCTTACAGAATCTCCTTACAAAAAATTCAACTTTAAACCAATATCGGATTTTCCAATTGGAGGACAAGCTGTAATTGGAGGTGAAATAAAGAAAATAACAACTAAATTTGATAAAAATAACAACAAAATGGCGTTTGTAACATTAATAACGGAACAAAATAATGTAGAAATTGTAGTGTTTTCAAGTGTTTATAACAAAATAAAAGAAGAACTTGTTGAAGGAAACTTTGTATTATGTAAAGGGAAAAGAGACGGAAACAAATTATTATTAGATAAAATTCAAGTATTGGAGGTCTGACAATGAAAACAAATCATGATTTTAGATGTAATGATGTAGTATGTTTGTTTAAATATATGAAAAAAGGCGATGACAGGTGTAGATTAAACAACAATATTGCATCACAAATCTTTAATGAATATGGTATCACAACATGTGAAATTGGATTACATCAAATACAATATAACAACATAGTTAAGCAAGCAATAATAACAATACACCAAATGATAAGAGAGGAAAAACGCGATGGAAATATGTAAAAACTGCAAAGGCATAATTGATAAAGAATTTATAAAATGCTCACACTGTTATGCGCCAATGCATGAAGAATGCAGACAATATTGTGTGCGTTGTGGTGCGCCTTTGTGTGATACATGTTCTCCTGAACACAAAAGATTATGTCCCGAATGTGAAAAAATAGATGTGAACACAATGGAATTTATATCATCTACAATGTTTGAAGCATTTGAAAAATGTCCTTATTTATTTAAAGATACGTTTATAATAAATAAAGGTATTGAAATACAAAACAAATGGTCACGATGTGGTCAAGAACTTCACGCATTATTCGATAAATGGTCTTATATAAAAGAAAAAAATTACGACATAATGCGAGACGAATATACTACAATGTTTAATACAATAGACAAAAACTTATTTAATGATGAAGCAGACATGGCAAAAATGCTTAAACAAGGATACACAACTATTTCAAATTGGATACTTGAAGAAATAAATAAACCAATACCATTAATGACAGAACATATTCATTTCGTTAAATTACACGAAAATTTGCCACCTGTGCGCGCAACAATAGATAGAATAAACGGTACAGAAAATGATGTACGTAATTGGGAAGTTGAAGATTACAAAACAGGTGCGATATATACATCAAAAAAATTAAGAAACAATATGCAACTACCCATATATGCAATGGTAATAAAAGAAGTATATGGAGATTTACCAAAAATACTTAGACTCAGGTTTCCATTGCATCAAGCAGAACGAGTATATGAAAGAATTACTGAAGATTTATATACATGTCAAGTAAAACGCGGAGGTATATATAATATATCGTTACAAGAAACTCTTGATAACATGGTATCAATATATTCAAATATACGCAAAGATTTGTTTTTACCAAACACACAAGATAGTCATTTTTGTGACAATTATTGTCCTTTGTATAGACAAGGTAAATGTAAAGCGTTATCAACTAAATGGAATATGTTAATGAAAAGGGGATATTAATGTGCGTAGAAGATATGCAAACAAATATAGTTCAGGTGATGTATGGTCTGATGAAGAAAAAAGCATAATTAAAGAAATTGCTGGTCTTTACGATTTGATACATGCGTTTGCTAAACAACGTATGCAAATCATAGAAGAAGCAAGAAATATTAAACAAGAAATCAACAAATTAAAACAACAACTTATAGAAAAGGGACGTTCAAAATTAGCCATACAAGAATATATAAAATATTATAAAAACTGAGGTGAGGTCGTTGCCAAAAGTATTTTCGGTTTCAATACCGCTACCACCAAGCATAAACCACGCTTACTATTATCATAACAACCGCAAAATACGAACTACAAAAACAAAAGCATATGACAAACAAGTACAGGAAATAATACAACAAATAATGAAAGAACAAGAATTTGAAATATTTCCTAACGACACAAAAATAAGAATGGATATGTGGTTTCATTTTCCAGACGCAAGAAAACGTGATACACATAACACATTTAAAATACCAATAGACGCTATGGAAGGTATATTATATTACAATGATTATTGGGTATTACCAAACATAGTTGACTTTGATATAGATAGAAAAAATCCAAGATTGGATTTAAAACTATATATAATAGAAAGGATGTAGCAATATGGAAGTTGATATTGAATTAGATTTAAGTAAAAGTATTGATTTTTACTGGAGTAAAGGAGAAACATTAGAACACAAAATAATAAAATTACCAATATATTTTAATGTTAATGATTATAGTAATGATTCATATGCATTATTAGAAACAGAGATTATAAATACACTTAAAAATGCTATGTTAAAAAATACTTCAAAAAAATTCATTGTTACTTTAACTGCAAACATACAAACATACGTTAAAAAAGAAAAACGTATCAAAAAAACAATATATGTAAATACAAATAATAAAACAAATATACAACAATTTGCTTATGATATAAAAAGGATTTGTAATTGTTTGTTTTCTGACATTATCTATAACTCAAATTTAACTTTTGAAGAAATTATTAATTATTACAATGTCATAACACCAAAATACAAATATATACCACATGCTAAAAACAATATTTATTATTTAAAACGGTAATTTGAGCATGATATTTGTGGAGATTACGGAACATAATATGCATATTGTAAATCAGAATAAAACGTGTATTTTATATAAATTTAAAAGGAGAATGTATTTATGAAAATTAAAATAATAAAAAATATACCACTAACTTGCTTTGGGCAATCTATAGGTAGTATAGAATCTTTAATTGGAAACATATATAATGTGACTGAACAATTAGAAAATGAAAGAATAATGATTTATGTTCCTGAATGGAAAGGTTTGTGTTCTATTTATAAGGGAGAATATGAAATTATATAGAACATGGAATTGATATAAATAAGAAAGGAGTATCAATAGATGGTGACATATGGTGCGCATTATATGGAGATAACTTACAAGATGGAGTTGTGGGATTTGGAGAATCACCAGAGGAGGTTGAAGAAGAATGAGTGATTTATTGAAACTTAATAACATAGTGCAGCGAAGTGGCGATATAAAAGCTTTTCCATTGTCAAGCAATATGAAAAGTGCAAAGCATGGTAAAGGCCCATGGGGAGAAGTGACTATTGCAATCGACAGTGAGAGCGTAGAACGTCTTTGGGGCAACGATGCTATTGGTATTTTATACATCGTTGGCAGGGATGAGTGGAAAAGGGAAAGCGAGGTCGAGGAAGAAATTGTAGAATGAAATACTATTATTACATTATTTAAACACGTTCAAAACGCATCGTATAGCGTTGAGATAATATATATTAATACATAAATGGAGGGATTTCAATGTTTGACCAATTCGCAATAATGGGTTTTATAGTAGGTATTACTCAGATAATAAAAATCAGAATACCACACTTCAAAACAAAAGAAGGTAAAGTTGAACTTGCAATGTTAGTCGTGATAGGTGCTGGATTATTAAATGTAGTAAATGTTATAATGTTTGGAACACCAGAAATGTCTACTACATTGGCGCTTAAAGACGGACTTGACATTGGTTTAAGAGCAACTGGTCTTTATGCTATGGGTACAACAATGCTTAACAAATCAGAAAAGCTTGACAAATCAGAAAAGAAATAATGCGAGGTTAATAATGAGACAAATAATTAATTTTATAATTACAGGAGTTATATTTGTAGATGCAGAGTCATTTGAAGAAGCAGAACATGTACTTGAAGAAATGAGTCTCGAAGAAATCATAGACGATTCAGAAGGATATACAATAACATACAATGATATATCGGCGTATAAAAATTAAGGGAGAGAATTAATCTCTCCTTTTTTTATTTCACATATATTGCTATACAACTGTCAACTGCTCTGTTTTCGCTTGGTGAATTGATTGGCTCACCGTTTTTGTCAATAAGTCTTGTGCTTCCACCGCCATCGAGATTAATCATGTATTGTAGATTAAGGTCTATACCAAACAAGGCTAGTTCAAATAACGTCATGCCTGGTTTGCCAATTCGTCTTCCATCAACAGTTATAAGATATAAATATTTACCATCCATACCAATTGCTGAACGTGGATGTTTACCGCTTATAAAATTTTTATCAGTTCTTAAACCTTTTAAATCCATGTGAATATTATTATCAATTATAAGCGTTGGTGAAGCTCCAATAAAATCTCTCAAATCAGTAATGGATTTATGATTACCAAAACCAAAGTTTTCATTTTTCTTAACATATAAACCATAATCGCTAAAATAACCTTCAATAACTTTTTTTCCTTCATCATACATGGAACTCATTGAATTGCCGTTGTTCATTGCAAACAATCCACCATTCAAAATAAATGTAGGTTTTACAGATAAACGATTATATACTTTACTTAAAGTTTCTGTTGGTTGATTGCACAAAATAACATCTATTTTTTTAACTTCTTCTTTTGGTATTTTAACTATGGTTGTATATGAATTTGGACGTTCAACGATATAATTCATTTTCTTAGCTACCAATAACGCGTTCCAAGTATTTTTACCAACTATACCATCAGAATCAAGATTATTATTAAGTTGAAATTGTCTAACAATAAAATCAGTAGCTTTTCCAAAATCACCATCAATTATTATGTTATATCCAAGTTCTTTTAATTTTGTTTGTAGAATTATTACGTCTTGACCTTTAGAGCCTTTACGAATTGTACTATAAACTTTTTCATTCACTTTTTCAACAACCTCCTTAAATGGATAATATTGTCCAGGACAATTTGTTGCATTTACATCTTTATGCCCCAATATTTTATTGATTTGTTTATGACGTTTTTGAATATCTTTTATAAGCCAAACAACAGAATCAAATTGTTTTTTTGGCATACTAATATCAACACTTTGTTTATTACTTGGATGATAATTACCCTCAACACATATGTGAATTGCAGACAAATTATGTCCTGATGCTCCAGCAGTCTGAACATCTTCTGGACGACCTTCAAATATATCACCATTCTTATTGATAAAATAATTATATCCAAAACCACCAGCCCATTTTTTTGCGTGGTCGCGCTCAATATCTTGTATTGTGCATTTATACCATTCAGCGTGATGTAATATTATTTCATACAAAGAGGAAACATTGCGCTTCCTCCAATCTTTATCGTAAGGTAAAACCTTTTTAATATCCATTTATATTCCCCCTATTTTATATTCATTCCTAACGCCATACCAGCAACAGTTATAAGAAAAATTACAAGTTTTTCAAATAATTTCCCCATTCTGTTTTCACTTGATTCGTTTGGAGCTTGAACAATGATTTGTCTTGGTTCATCTGCTTTTACTTCTAAGCGTTCCAATGTAGCAGCCATTTGTTCATATGTTACCTGAATTTTATCAACTGCTCTGGCAATACTTTGTATTTGCTCTTGACTCGAACTGTTCACTTCAGCAATCTTATCTATACTTTTTTCAATTGCTTCAAACCTAAACTTACATAAAGTTGGATTACATTGTATTATTTCTTGCGCCATTTGCTACACCTCATTCATCGGAACGCTTTTCTTCTTCGCGTCTCCTTAAATCTTGTAAAACTTTTAATCTATCTCTTAGTGCATATTGTTTATATTTATCTGCATCATATGAATATAATTTAATTCCTGCAATTGCATTGAGCGCAGATATTAATTTATCAACGCCATGTTGTTCTATAAGTTTTGAAGCATTTTCTCCCGAAGCAAGGCTTCTAAGTATGTGTCTTACTTTTGGATTCATTTGCATTGCTTCGTTTTTTTCTGTTCGTGGGTCATCCATTTGGTTCATCAAAAATTGCATGTACCCAGGAGCGTTTTCTGTATCTCCAACACCTCTTGATATAGGAGATTTAAAATACCAATTATAATTTGTTGCTATTTCAATTGGAAGCTTAATTGCTGGTGTCAATGAACTTATCAAATCAGACGGACCCTTGCTCAAATCTTGATATGGAAGATTTGGATTCCAAAATACAGGTTCTTTATTGCCACTACTTCCTTTAACTTTGAATGGGAGTTGTATCCAATCTCTTGCAAATTCATTAACATCTTTGTCTTTAAGACGTTCTTTTTCAGGTGTCATATTACGTATGTTTTGTGTTGCTTTAGCTATTGCACGATATACTTGCGGTTGCTCAATAAGTTGTTCCCATTGTAAAGGAATGTTTTTACGCATCCAAGTATAAAAAGGTATTATACGTTTCATCCATGTTTTTTCAAATTCCGACAAATCAGAGTAATCAAACAAGAACTTATTTACTTGTTCTGCTGCTTCATAAAAATCTTTGCCTTGTTTTAATTGTGCTATAAAGTTTGACATTCTTGCTACATTTTCTACATCTGCTCCAATTGCCCTACCAGCTTTATATGCAAAGAAATTTTTATCATCTATTGGATTGAAACTTATATTTGGTTTTCCATTACCGCGTACAATATCAGTTATTTCTTTAAATGCATTTGGAGATTCATCATACAAGTCTTTTGTAAACGCACCTTCATTACGTAAATTAAGAGCGTCAAATTGATTAGATATTTCTTGGTATGATATGAATTTTCCATTTACATTTATACCATCATCTATACCAGTATTTTTTATAGCATTTTTTATGCTATCTTTTCCATATAATCTAAGCACTTTTATAGCTTCCATTTGTGTTTCAGGTTTTAATGATTCAACACCTGTTGCAAGATAATTATTAAATTGATTTGATAAAGCATTACGTCCATGAAAACCAAGATTTACTGCTGTATTGTTTAATTTCCATAAATGCAAGAATTTATCGTATACTTTCAATGCAGTAGAACGTATATCGTCCATTTGCATTTTGCCCATATCATTAAGCATTGTAATACTTGCATCAGACATTGTAAATGCTGAAAACTTTTTATTCTTATCTTTTAAAAGCAAAAATGTTCTTTCTGGCAATTCGACCACTGGTTTCAATGAAAACTTGCCTTTGCTTATATCAAACGCGTCCAACAAAGATGTTGGAAGCCCATACTGTTTAAGCATTTCAGAACGTCTTGATTGGTCAAATTTATTTATACCATCAAGCAATTGTTCGTATTGTTCATCACTTAATTCAAACATATCTGCAAGAATTTTTACATCATCAGCATTTTCAATACCAATTATGTTTGCAGCTTTTATAATTCTTGTTTTTAATGAACTTGATATATCAAGACCTTTCAATGCATCTTCAACACCCATTGTATCAATACCACCTATAGCATCAATAACGTCACTTGTTGAAGCAAATAATCTTTTACCAGTGTGTTTTACGTTTAAATCATCTATGCGGTCACCAAATAAATCAACAAATTTTTCTATAAAATCTTTTTCAAATATAAGTTGATTGTGACGTAAACCCCTCTCCATATATATTTTACCAAGCAAGGTTTCAAACGCTTCATCTATGCCATATTTTTCTTTGACAAAACTATTAAACTCTTTTATTGTTGCATTGTGTTTACGTTTTAAATTATATGGATTATAAAATTGTTTACGTGTCGCTCCAGGTATATCTGGATGTTTTGCTGTTTTGAGTATATGTGTAACATAATCATCAAGTGGTTTATCAATATTTTCTGTAATTCCCCACGTTTTAAGATTATCTTTAACGACTTGCATAACATGTTTTGCTTGTTCGTCAATAGGTAGGTTTTCAAGCGCTTCATCGCTAAGAACTCTTTTTTGTGTTTTCTTATCAACAGTAACATTCTCCCATATCTTATCACGCGGAAAAGCTTCTGAAAATGCTTTTTCAAAATTCTCCGATTCCAAATCGTAATCAATTTGTTTAAGACGTTCAATAGCTTCTTCTTTTGATATAGCATTATCACCAATTGCTTTCAACACTTTTTCTTTTTGTATTGTAAGCAATTGTTCTTTTGCTTTAACAGTTTGTTCTGCTGTTTTTGGTATTTGTTTTGTTGCTTGGTCAGCAATAGCGCTTCGTTTATTTGCAAGTTTTTCAACCCATTCGTCAACAACATTTTCAGGATTACGGTTAAATGCTTCAATATATTTACGCATAGCTTCAAATCGTTCTGGATATTTATCTGCGAATTTTGATGAATTTTTTACAAATAATTTGAACGATTCAGCAAAGTCTTCTGCAACATCAACACCTTTCGAAAACAATTGCGCTTTATCTTTTTGCATTATCTTTGCCCAAGCATTATTGTTTATGTTTAACACTTTTTGAAATTTATGCGCCGATTCGTGAGTAAAAAGTTGTTCAGATACAAATTCTTCTATGTTCTTCATGTTGTCGTAAATCTTATTGTTTGGAAACATTATTTCATTTGTGCTGAATTTAATTGTAGCTTTTTCAGCAGCATCCAAATCAAGAAGTCTTACAGTAATACCATCAAGCACAGCGCTGAAGTTTGGATTTATTCTGTTTATGTATTTTATTGCATTATTGATAAACGACGGTTTAACAACCTGAGTACTTTTAAGCGGTTCAGTAACATTAATGCCTTGCATGTTATATTGTCTAACTGTTTCCATGTCGTTTGTTTGCACATACTGTTTATTTGATTTCATACCTTCTAGGATATCGCCTTTAGGTGTATCGCCGTATATCCTGCCTTGTGGCGTGTCAGTTTTCGACAAATTTTCATCAACATCAAAGGTAATAAGTGTTGTTGGCTCTTTTTGATTAGCAAGTTCAATTTGTGCATTTACTCGATTTGTGCTTTCAGGTGCTATGCCCCTCAAATCACTTGGTGTATAATCCATTTCATTAATATATTTTTGAGGATTTTTCATTCTGTCAACAGCTTCTTTAAACAAATCATCCGAATCCTTTTTACCAACAGCTTGTTCTATTTCGTTACGAAAATGTTTATATAAACTTTGTTCATTAGGTTTTCCTTTTATTTCTTTGAGTTTGTTTGTTATTTTATTTATATAAGGCATACGGTCATATGTATCAGCAGTTTTAAGCGCGTTCAATAACTGTAAATCATAATCAACTTTTCCAGCGCCCACTTCAGCATATCCTTTACGATACATAACATAATCACGATATTGTTGTGGTGTTATAAAAGTACCGTTATCTTTATTATATCTTTCAATAAATTTTTCAAGATTAATTTTTTTATCTTTTGGTGTATTTTCAATAAGTTCTATATGTTGTGTTATTAACTTTTCCATTGTTTTGTTTTCTTGAAATTTAGGTTGTTGTCTTTCATAATTAACGTCATCAACAAATTTACTTTCGTTTTGTTTCTTATAAAAATCATCATATAATTCATTATCGTATAAAGCCGTATCATATCTATCGCGAATTGCTTTATTTGATTTACCGATAGCATCATTAAGCATCATATTATCATAATCTTTTTCGTTCAATAATTCGGCTTTTCTACGTTTATGATGTGAAGCATTTTCATTTTTTAAACTTGCCAATTCTTTTTTTGTATTTTTTTGTGCTTGACTATATTCCAACGCAGTTTCTTTATCAATGATTTTGCTTACTTCTGACTCATATACATTAGCAAACCTTGCATCATTCATAATATCTGCTGCTGTTTTTTCGTCAACATATTGTAACAAGGCTTGACGAACCTTCATTTGTGAAACGCCATTATTAAGATTATATCCAGCTAATTTTCTCAAAGTAGCTTCATCAACAGCTTTATCACCAGTTGGAATAAATTTTTCTTGTTTTGGTGGTGTATTAATTTTCTTTTTCATACGCGCTTCACGTGAACGTTTAATATCTTCTTGTAATGCAATACGTTCTTGCATTATTTCAAATTTGCTTAATTTTTTTGTTGGTTGTGGATTGTCATTTAAAGGTAAACCCTCTCTTTTACGTCTTAACATTTCTTTGATTTCGTCATTAGTATATTCGACACCTTCGACTCTTTCAATTCGCGGAATGTCAATTTGACCTTTGTACATTTTTCTATCGTCAAGAGGTACATTTCTCAAATCAGCATCGAGAGAAGCACGAATTTGCACGGCAACATCATACGCTTCGTCTTCTTTATATAAACCATTTTTTACAAGTTTCTCAGCTATTACAGAAGTTTCATCAAACAATTTATCATTCATAAATCTCTGTACTTTATCTCTTGGAGCTTGTTTAATAATACTTGCATTATCATCCATGTTTTTAATTATATCCATGAAATCAAAATCAGTAGTTGACATTATTTTATCTATTTTATTAAGTAAGTTTTTAGCATCTTGTATTTTGGTTTCAAAACCTTCAAGTTGAGTATATTTATTTAACAATCCTTCTGTTTCGGCTTTCATTTTAAGTAAATTATCTTTCATACGTTGAGCGTTTTCAGACATCCTTACTATATTTTCCGATTCGGTAATAACATCTATATTTTTCCAATACTTACTATCTTCCATTATATCAGTCATTAATCTTTGTGTACTCGGACTAAAATCTTCAAATAATTTTGCAGCTTCTTCAGCAAACATAAATTGTTTGTTTTTAAAATCAGTAGCGATTTTATAAGCATACTGTTTAAATGCTTTTTGTTTAAATAATTCTTCAGGATTACTCATTAAAAGTTTTCTATTGTCAAGAATTTGTTGTGCAGTAAATTTATCTTTAAACGCTTGAAAATATTTATTTTCATTAATAGCATGTGTTGCTTTATTAAAATATGGTGCTACCGTCTTATCCCCAAACTCACGTATTGATTTGTCTTTAAGTAATGTTACATTATGTTTTTTAGTACCAAGTGTCAAATCTCTTGCATCAACAGGTTTGTCTATCTTAGCAAATCGTTTAATCGAATTATTAATAGCGCTAACAGCTTCATCAGACGAATCAAGTCCTAATTTGTCTAATATAAGCTTACCTTTTCCTTCAGCCAATTCATCAAGAACTTTTTTAACGCCTTTTTCCACAGATTCTTGTCCAACACTTTTAACAACACTTTTAGTTGTGCCTTGAAGCATTTTTCTGAGTGCAGGAATAAGACCAAATGAAAAATATGTTGTTGGGTCTAATACAATATCACCAATAAACGAAGTTATAAAACGTGCTATATCAGATGTTGCGTATGTTGTGGAATCTATATCAACACCAAGACGTTCATTAAAATATTTATATTGTGGTTTTTTTCCACTATATTTCCAGCCAAGATTGTCTAAAACATCTGACATAGATGCTTCACCTTGTTCATAACCACGACCAAAAGGATTACCAGCTCGTAACCCTCCAATTATTCCTTGTAATACAGTTGTTGATTTATCTTTATCAGTTAAGTTTTTTAACGCTCCAAGAGACGCGTATTGCCCTATTTGCGCGGCATCAAATATTCTGTCAAGCATACTACGATTAGACTCAGGTGGTGGTGTAATACCCATTTCTTGAAGTTTTAATTCTTCATTCCTGATTTTATCTTGAACGCTTAATTTAATTTCTTTTGCTTTATATGTTTTAAAACGTCCTTTATTTGGCAAACTAAAATAATCACCAAAATCGTTTCCAAAATATTTGCTCAATCATATCACCACCATATTATCTATTACCGCTTGTCCAACCAGTAGTTCCTCCAGTATTGTTAACAGAAGCATATCCACTACCAAATGCATTATTGAGCATTTCAAGTTTTTTTGTTTGCATACCAGGTGAAAGTGTTGATGTTTTTATTGCACCTCGTATATAATCGGCGCCTAAATCATTTAATAAACCATAAGCTATCAACTCATCAACACGTCTACTTTCGTCTAAATAATCTTGTGTATTAGCTCTTTCAAGTTGTCTGTTATATTCAAATGCTTCTTGTTCCAATCTTGCCATAGATGACCTGTAATCAAGCATTGCATTATTGATTGAAGCTGCAAGTTGTTTTTCATTCATTGCCATTTCTTGTTTGAGTTGTTCTTTGTTCCACTCCATTGTTGCATCGAACTCCTTATTACGCTGTTTAAGTGCTTCGTCAAATTCAAATTTACTTCGTGCAAATTTATCATTTTCAAGCCCCCAAGATTTTGCAAACTGTTCTTGTTGTGCTTTAAATTTGTCTACATCAAGTTGATATGTTTTTTCCCAAGATGTTTCTGCGAATATCTGTTGACGTTCCTGAAGTGAGAATTGTCTCTCAAACGAATCTTTTGTAAAGTCAAACTGTGCTTCTTGTAAATTCATTTGTCTATTTTTCCAATAATTATCCAATTCAATAGACCTTAAATCTTTAGCTTCTTGAAGTTGTTGAGCGTTTATGAAATTAATTTTTTCTAAATCAATATTATTTAAATCATATTGCATATCTCTTTGAACATCGGCTATTGATTTGTTTATAGCGTCATATTGACCTTGTTTTTGTAAATCAACATCTTGTCTCATTCCAGCATATTTAAAAGCATTTTGTTGATTGTAACCTTCACCAATTCCTGTTCCAAGTAAACCAGCTTTAGCCATAGCAGCTTTGGTAGCTTCTTGTTGATTATAATTGGCTTGGTCAATATTTTGATAAGTTGGCATATAATCTTGTTCAACTCTGCCAAGTTGCGCATTATAATTTGATAATACACTAGCAATTTGTTTTCTAAGATTTAATTTCTGTTGGTCATATGTTGAATTAGCCATAGCTGTAATCATATCCATTATAGCTTTTGAATCAAAAGTTGGTGATGAATTATTGTTTTTTGACGAACTATTTGAAGAATCATCATCGTCAGAAGAAGATGTATTGTATTGTTTTGTTTTTATAAGATTGCCATTCCTGTCATACATTCCTTTATCGTCCGTCCTAACACCATCATATGTATAACCTTTATTTATGAAACTTTCATAACTTCCAGCGCTTACATTTATCTGAGAACCATCAGGACGTGTCATATATATTGACCTCGCATTTGGAGGTGGAGCGTCACTTGTAGCGCTGACTGTATTTCCACTAGTTTGAGCTGCTCTTTCTTTTATGACAGACATAGTTCCAGAAGACGATGATTGTTTAGAAGTTTTATCGCCAGAGCTTACTTTATATAATTCACCATCGCTATTATAATATTTTGTTTGATTTTTTTCAGAATCATATTGTGATGTATTGTTTTTTGTCTTTGTAGGTTTTGATGTTCCATATCCTTTTTCTTTATAACTTTCAACATATTTTTCGTTTACACTTATACTTTTGCCTGTTTTTTGGTCATACATTGTTACGCCTTTAGCCAATATTATCACCTCTAAGTGATTAATTCATCTATACTATTATAACATATTTTACTAATAAAATAAAGAGTTTGGGGTATTACATCCCTATTTCGCTTTTAAGAACAGCTAACATAACTTCTAATTCAGCTATTTTTTCTTCTATTGTTTTTTCTTGCGGTATTTCCTGTACAGGAATTTGTTTTACTTCATATTTTCTGACTACAGTAGTTAAATCATTAATATCTTCAAGATATTCCAAATACTCTGTTTCAGGATTATACTCTGGTATATCATTTATAAATTGTTTCCAACCTTCTTCGAACAACTGTGTTTCGGGCAGTTTATCATATCCAGAAACAGTGCTGCCGTCTTTGAGTGTGCCTGTTAAGGGCAGCCCTATTTGTATTACCTGTCCGTTTTCCACTTTTGCATATTGCATTTATTAAACACCTCCTATTTACTATTTGTATATAGTGATATATGGGCTAGTATAATGTGCTACTGCCATGTAAGTGCTTGTAGGGTCAAATGCTACACCACGCCCATGCAGTGTAGGTAATGTA